AATTTATGCCCCTTACAGGGCGCGCCAAGAAAAGGGACCGGGCTTTTGCGTAGCCGTTCTTTGTCCGAGTTGGTTCGTGTTGTTAGGCGCGAGCCCGGTCCCTTGCTGGTTTTGTGGGAAACAGGAAACGATTTATGGGAAAAAATTACGCCAGTGATAATCATGAACACGGGAAGCCTGTCGAGATCAAACGCGAGCGGCGCCCGGATGTAAAACCGGTCGATCGCGCTAAAGAGCGTCCGCGCCAGGAGCGCACGACGAACACCGGCACCGCGCGTCAGATTCGGGACGGAAAATAATTTCGTGTGAGGCTAACGCCCTTCGGGGCAAACCCAAGATCACGGATGCCGCTTCGGACGTCGGCCGCATGGTCGAACCCGAGGCGTGCGCTAGCGGGGTGGAGCAGTTGACTAGCTCGTTTGGCTCATAACCAAAAGGTCGCAGGTTTAAGTCCTGCCCCCGCTACCAAATTTCATAATGGGGTCTCGAAGCTAACACGGTGAGCGTAGGCATCGAAAGGATCGATGCGCGAGAGGTCGGGACCGCGCAGTGTGCTGCGTCATATTTGCCTCTTAATCGATCCGACCTACGCAAATTTTTGGCTCGCGCTCACGCTGAACACGAAACCGCCTGAATTAGGGATCTGGTCGTCCGGCGCGAACGCGAGCCACACTTTCAATGAAAAACGTAATCGCCCTCCTTGTTTCCGTCTTCTTGACGGTATTCACGTCGTTCGCCGACAACTCGGTTGAGTTTCTGCACGACATCACTGTAACCGTTCACGCGCCCGGCGGCACTGGCACTGGTGTCCTTTTGAATCACAGCAACGTCTGCTATGTGCTGACGGCTGCACATGTCGTCTCCGACGCGCGCACGGTCCGACAGGTTATCATTGACGGGAACGTGAAGCACGAGGTCAGTTACAAACCGATCTCGGTCGTAACGCGCATACTTGAAGACGGTCGGCAGGTCGGACGGACCGAGCTGCAAGCCGAAGTCATCCGTTACAGCGATCCGGACAAGGGCGAGGACCTCGCGCTGCTCCGTATGCGTAAGACCGGCGCCGCGCCGAAGGCGGTGCGATTTTTCGTTGAGAATAAAATCCCCGATCTCGGAACGCCGCTCGTGCATGTCGGCAGCCTGTTAGGCGAATCCGGCAGCGGTAGCGTGACGACCGGTATCTACTCGCAGAAAGGACGCATCCTCTTTGATCGCGTGTTCGATCAAACGACATGCGGCGCGTTCCCCGGCAGCTCGGGCGGCGGCGTGTTCCTTCTCGACGGTCGTTACGTCGGTATGATAGTGCGCGGGGCAGGAGAGACCTACAACTTAATCGTTCCTATTCGCCGGATCAGGGAGTGGGCAGCGCGCGTGAAAGCCGACTTCATTTTCAATCCGACGGCGCCGCGCGTCGAAGCTGCGATCGACGACCCGAAAGGCAGCCCGGACGCGAACTGATTATGCACGAGGTTTGCAAGACAATACGGGTTGCCGTGGCGTTCGGTTTTATCGGCTTCGTATTCTGGCTCATTTTTCGTAACACATGATCTTCGATTTCCTTTTTGCAACGTTCGTCGCAATTCCCTTCGTGGTTGTCGGCGTGTGGTTCTTTGGTAATCGCCGTTGAGCAATGATTCCCTCGTATCCCTCAATTCACGCCGTCGGGCATCGTGCGATCGCCGAGTTGTTCAACGGGACGGTCGTCATACAGGAGAAGGTTGACGGCTCGCAGTTCTCAATGCACCGGACTCTGTCGGGCGAACTTGAGTGTCGAAGCAAGGGACAGCAAATCGTCGTCGATGCTCCGGAGAAGTTATTTGGAGCTGCTGTTGATTCCGCCAAGCGTCTCAACCTTGTGCCCGGGCTCGTTTATCGTTGCGAGTATCTTCGCGTGCCTCGACACAATACGCTCGCTTACGACAAGATCCCTGCCGGGCACTTCGCTCTATTCGATGTTCATTACGACAACGAGTCTGGCGGGACTAGCTTTTACATGTCGCCGCAAAGACTTCGCGAGGAAGCGGAGCGACTCGGAATCGACGTCGTTCCGTGCCTATACCATGGACCCGGCCAAGTCCGGCCCGGGCAGGCTACGTGCGTTTTGGGCGAGCTTCTGAATCGGGAGAGTTTTCTCGGCGGTCCAAAGGTCGAAGGCGTCGTCGTGAAGAACTATGATCGATTCGGCCCGGATCATCACATTCTAGTCGGCAAATTCGTCAGCCAGGATTTCAAGGAGAAGCATCAACATGAGTGGAAGAAATCGAATCCGAGCAAGAGCGACGTTGTTGAACATTTGATCGGCCAGCTCCGCACGGAAGCGCGATGGCGTAAGGCAGTGCAGCATTTGCGCGAGCGCGGTCTTTTGACCGAGACGCCGAAGGACATCGGAGCGCTTTTGATCGAACTCGCGCAGGATGTCGAGCGCGAAGAATCCGACGCGGTTAGGGACGTTCTCTTCAAGCATTTCTGGCCGCAGATCGTTCGCGGGATTCGCTCCGGTTTCCCGGAGTTCTATAAGAAGTCGATCGGCATCGTTGGGTAGTTATGATCGTCCAGGACGCGTCCGGTTTCCATATTTTCCATCGCGGGCAATATTTGAAAGGGCCGTTCAAGGCTCGCGAACTCGCAGAAGCCGCCGACAAAGGACCGGAGTTGACGGAGATTAAGCGGCGCCGCGAAGCCGAAGACGAAGATCCAACTACGTCGGTCGCTTCGTAAGTTTTCGTGTCGAAGGAGGTCGTTCTAGCAGTTCCGGACTGGTATAAACCGGGCAAGAGCATCGCGGAGTTTCACGCGAGCAAGGCAAGGTTGCGCGTTCTTGTCGGTGCGCGCGGATCAGGCAAGACGACCTCGATTTCCCTTGAAGCGATCCGGCACGGTTTCCACAACGCCGGAGCAAAAATCTACGTCCTCCGGAAAACGCAGGAGTCGAACGAGTCTACAACACTCGATACGTTCGAGGAGACGTTTCGGAAATGCGGCTACGTCGAGGGCGAATTTTCGCTCTTCAAAAAAATTGAGGGTGGAAAATATTTTCGAATCCCGAGCGCGGAGGCGATCCGGTTGTGGAATGCTTTCCAGTCCACGCGGCCGACGAAGCGCCAAATGGAAACTTGGTTGAGCACGGTTGGCAACACGTATTGCTCGTTCGTTCACTTCGCCGGTGTTCCTGATTCCAGCAAGCGCGACACTCGATTTCGCGGATATGAGTGCTCCATGCTGATCTTCGTCGAGGCGGATCAGCTCGCCGAAGAAGATTTGCTCATGGCGATGTTCTGTCTTCGGTGGAAGAACGCCCACGGGGAGTTCATTGAGGACACGTGCTGCATACTCGACACCAATCCGCCCGGCACGAAGCATTGGATTGCGAAAATGGAGAAGGCTGCCGAGGCGCAGGGGCTGGCCATACAGGACAAGGAGCGTTACTGGCATATTCCCATGGAGGAGAACCGGCACAACTTGCCGCCTAACTACATCGAGGATTCAAAGCGTCTGTATGCGCGCCGTCCTGCGATGTATAAACGAATGATTCTCGGCGAATATGCCGATGCGTTTGATGGCAATCCGGTTCTTTGGGCTTTCAGCGAGGAGCACGCTTACGCCGGGCTCCCGTGGCCGCGCGGGGCGTATCTGGTGCGCGGTTGGGATTTCGGCGTCAATCAAGCGATCATTTGGGCCGCGTATTGGGAAGAGCACGGCGAAGAATACTGGTGGGATCTGCACGAATACTATGCGACTGGTTCAGACTTGGAAAAACAGTGCCGAGAGTGCTGGCGGATTACTCAATCAGTTTTTCCTTTTTGGAATGATCGTCATTTGTGCGCTGGTGTGCTCGATGCTTGTGATCCCGCTGGCAATACTCGAACAGCTAAGGGCCGGGACCTCGATGTGTTGGCGAGCAACGGTATCAAAGGCGTCCGCTTTTCGTATAAACATCGATCGTTGCAGCTCACGCTTGCGGCATATAATCGGCTTTTAGAGAAAAAGGACCGGTTCGGACGGCACGTCTACCGCATTTGCCGCGACTCCTGTCCTGTGTTATATTCTGCAAGCTTAGGAGGCTATCGCTACCCGCAGGAAACTGAACCGGGCTACGGCTTGGGAGAACCAGGTAAAGGGCCGAAATTCGGGGAGTTTGATCACGTCGCAGACGCTTCACGTTACGCGAAGATCAATTTCATGCGGTTAATGCTGACCGAAATGGAAGCTCTGAAGGGGCCGGTTGGCAAACTTCTTACAAACACCGCAGTGAATCCTCCGCGCAGTTGGAAGAATTAAATTCTATGGACGACATCGCCCCCGCAATCGAACCCGCGCCAGAAATGCCCGCAAAGCCAGCACCAACACTCTATTTGAGCGGCAGCGACTTGGAAAAATTCGGCCTTACTGACTGTAAGCCCGGCGACACATATTCCGCGACGATTGAATTTCGCGTTGCCGGAGCGGACGAGCCGTCCGACGGCGAGCCGAGCAAGCGCATCGAGGTTAACTCGAT